GTATTAGTAAGCACATTATACTACTCAGCGAGCACGCTCAATCTACACTGAGAGGTATATTTTGTTTGGTGACAAACCTCCCCTAAATAGGGGTTGTGCATGGGAGCACTGTCAAACGTATACAAAGCCTAAACATTTAAATACAAAATAGACAAAACATAAAACATTTGGTAATCCATATATATACAACTCTCTTCAACTTTACACTGGAACCCCATGGAGTTACGGGGTGACATACTTTCAGCTTGTCGTACTGTTGGCCTATGAGTCAGGACCATACTTTGAGTGCCACACAGCTACCGCATCATCAAAAGACACATTCAATTGTGTGCACAAGTGCGTAATATCCGCACGCTTTGCCACCTCTATGAGTCCTTTCCTCCTGTTCTCATATACTTCACGACCATGATTAAACCACTCTCTTAGAGCTGTATCAATATTTATGGCGCAAGCATGTTCTTCAGTGAGGGGACTACTCTTGTCACGGAGATAACAATGCAACATTTTGTAACATGATTTGTCAACCAATGCTCCAACATGCTGATTAAGTTCAGGAATAAAATTACTGAACCTTTTGAGGAATTCAAAATCCTCATAGGGGAGAAATTCTGCCAGTTCACTCGTTTTATCTGGCATGGTGTACTCCTGACCATATTTCTTGAGGAAAAGCGATATGCCTTTAATGGTGAAATTCGTTACTTGCTTGCTAACTGAACCGAGATTATCATCACCATAGGTTATAAGTGACACATGATCTCTGAACTTCAATTTCGGGTTGTTTTTCAGGAAGAAACACCTCAAGTTGATACTTCCACAAATCCCATTCAACACAGATGTTAAAGAGTTCCCACTAATGTGAGTTCCCTCTGTTGTGCCGATGAGATCACCATTGTAAGCGATAACAGCAAAAACCAGATCACCTGTCATGGCTTCCATGATTCGCAAGTCTTCTTCAGAATAGTCACATTCACGTGCAAAATCGATCAATACACGAAGAGCAGCAAACAACACTTGAGACGGTAATTTCTGATCA